ATTGATCCTAAGGAAACTCCTCGTGTTCCTGCGTATGTAAGAGAATGGGCAAGCAGATGTCTTCGTCATTATCCATCTCAATATGAAATGGAAAGAGCAGCTCGAGAATATAAGAGAGTTTTTGGAGAACCCAATGAGTGATATCAGTCCTTTTGATTTTATGAACGCAGTGTCGTTCGATAAAAAAGATCTTATTCGTGATAATGAGAACCCAGAATTTACTGAAAAGCAATATAATGCGTATATCATTAATCGTGGCTTCTCAAATTTTGAGGATACTATTCTACACGCGAATGAGATGAACATGCGAGCTCATCTATTTAATGACGCACAGTTCCGTTATTATCTCGGTGCTCTTCGTAAACGTAAACGCTTTTCAAAGTGGTCTAAAGCCGAGAAGAGTGAAGACCTTGATGCCATTCAACAAACGTATCAATGCAATCGTACAGTAGCTAAGATGTATCTCAAAGCTCTGTCAGAAGACGATCTAAAATCAATCCACGAAAGGTTCACGACTGGGGGACCATCGAAATAATAAATATTACGATGGTCATGGTGAACATCAGCATTATAAAAACAATAAGAAAAGGTGCTGTGATTATGCAAACTGAAAATATTTTTAAAGGGGTTGGTATCGAAATCTCTCTTCCTTCACCAGATAGTTTTCTTAAAATAAAAGAAACACTAACTCGTATTGGAATATCTTCTCGTAAAGAAAAAAAGCTATATCAAACTTGCCACATTTTACACAAGCAAGGTAGATATTCAATTTTACATTTTAAAGAGTTGTTCATTCTCGACGGTAAGAAAGATACATTTACCGACGAAGACAAAGGAAGAAGAAATACAATCGTAAATCTTCTCGAAGAGTGGGACTTAATCAAAGTTGTCAATACAGAAGAAGCGCAGGATCCTGTTGCTCCTCTCAATCAAATTAAGATTTTATCTCATAAAGAAAAAACTAATTGGACTCTTGAAGCAAAGTATAATATAGGAAAAAAATAATGATTGAAGTGAAAGTCTCTATTCAACATGGAGAACGTTTGAAATCTTATAATGCTTGGAATAAAGAAATGCCTATACTCGTAAAAGGCATTGGAGGTAATAAAGATTCGTTTCAATTGCCTCCAATGATCCGAGTGGTCATTCCTACAGACGCAGCATTAGAATTAACAGATTTAATTGCTATTGCCTATTCCCATCCAGAAGCAACTTTTAAACACGCTTTGGTTTTAGCCGGCGGCCCTCAGCCTATTAACACTTCTGGAAAAGTAGAACTTGTTTTGCAAAACATGTCTGAAAGCCTAGTAACAATTTCTACTGGTGATTTGATAGCATATATTATGAAACCCATGTGAAGGAAATAAAGTGATTAAGAAAATAGCTTTAGGATTGCTTTTGTCTACTAAGACTGCATCTGCACAGGATGTTATTTTTACAGCAGAGCAATACTGTTCATCGCACTCTGCTATTCAGCAAGCAGTTGCAACTTATGACGAAGAAATTCTTTTTAGCGGAAAAATATTTCAAAATCATATTCTCGTAGGTTCCATGTGGTCTGAATTTGTATTTTCAGTAAATCAGACCACTGGTTCCTGGACTCTTGTAAATCTCGTAGACGAAGACACCGCGTGTTTTGTTGCGAGTGGAAAAGATTTTAAACCATATTCTAAGTGATATTTTAAAAAGTATTATAAATAGATCGTAGGTGCCTTTAAGGACCTACTAATAAATCATCTTGCTTAATAAAGGAGATAGCAAATGGAAAGTAATACACGTAGAATTAACACAACTGTGTTCCCTGACCCACTTTTTATCGGCTTTGATAAAATGTTCGATAAACTAGCATCAGCTACACCTGGTCAAACAAACAACTACCCTCCATACAATATCGTAAAGACCGAAGATCACAAGTATGAATTGCAACTTGCAATTGCAGGATTTAAAATCAACGAGCTAGATATTGAACTTAAAGATGGAGTTCTTCACATCGAAGGTAAAAAAGAAGTAGAAGAAACTAAGAATTATCTTCATAAAGGAATCTCTGCTCGAGCATTCCGCCGTGCCTTTACACTAGCGGATACTATTGTTGTAAGAGGCGCAGATCTTGCTGACGGCATTCTCACTATCAATCTAGAAAATATTATTCCAGAAGATAAAAAGCCTCGTAAGATTCTTATTGGGCGCAATGCTCATTCGAAAGAAGAACTAGGACTACTTACTGAATAAATAACCTGGCCAACCGGAGGATAATTATTATGACGTGCATGCCATACGGTTGGCCTTTCACCACACACAACACAAGGAGAACTACAATGAAAATGATAGTAAACTATTTCCAACAAGCTAAGAAGACTTTCACTAATACTGTTATCAAAGATCCTGAGCTTAACGAAATGGCTCACAAGTATATTGAAGCGCAAACACAGTTTGCTAATATGCTGCTCGATAACACTGAATGCATGATGAAATATTCATTTGATAAAATGGCGAAGGGTTCTAAAAATGAGCAATAAGAACCCATTCGAAATCCGTGCAGAAATTCTTCAGCTCGCAAAAGATTATATGGACCAGCAATATCAGATGAACCTTATGTTCGCTGAAAAGATGATGGAACAAGGTAAGAAAACCGCAGAAGAACTACAAGAATCATACAAGCTTTATTCTATTGAAGATCTTACGAAAAAAGCTCAAGAGATGTATTCTTTCGTAAGTAAGAAGGACTAACTTATGTTAGATCCAGATCACACATATCTTCGCTATCTTTCTGAAAAGAAAAAAGGCGGCAAATAATGTGGCCTTACACAGACGAAGAGTTAGACTTTATAAACGGTAAAAAGAAATAAATTAAAGGGACCGAAAGGTCCCTTTTTTAATTCGTCATAAGTGGAAGACCGTATGGGTTAGATGAACCAAATAATCCACCACCGCTTCCACTACCACCTCTAATAGATACCTGATTAACGCTCTTACCACCAGTTACGTTATTTACAACCGGAGATACATTAGTTGGAGCATTAACGACTACTACTGTAGTACCAGACCCCGCTCGAGAAATTTCGTCTATTCTTCGTTGAGCAGCATTTTCAGATTCTACTAATGAGTCTACCATGGCTTGATATGCAGCTCTTTCGCCGGGTCTTTCTACGATGGATCCGCGGCCGCCTCTTGGAGTTCCGTCAGCGTTGTGTGTTGCCGCATATTCTCTATCCCAAAGATCTTGTGATTGATTTCTACCACCTTGACTAGTTGGTCTAGGTCTAACGTTTTGAGGACCCATTGGTGTTGGTGTTGAAGGAGGTGTAGGTGTAACATCAAAAGATAAAGGATCTGTATAACCAGCGAATTCATTTGTAGATGCCGCTAAAGACTCTCTTTCGGCGACCATAGCTCTTCTTTCTTCTTCTGTAGGTTCTTCGCCGAAAGCCCACTTTGCAATATAATAACCTAACTGTTCGCCTGCGATTGAACCTGCAATACCACCGACGATACCACCAATTAACGTCCCCCATGGGCCGCCAAAAGTTCCGATCGCTGCACCTAAAGCAGCAAATCCGATTCCACCGAAAATAGATCCAAGAATAGGAGATAAGGCTTGCATTTTTTGTTCGTCAGTCATATTCTCATCAGCTAAAATAAATGCTATTTCTAAAGCTGCTACAGTAGCAAGAATAGGAAGACCAACTTTAGTAATCAGACCTTTAATTAGATTAAATGCTCGAGCATATTTTGGTTTCATGTTTCTTAATGTATCTTGTAAAATTTTTTCTGCTTCGGCATCAGAAACAACACCTCCGGTTGTTCTCTGTAATCTACCCCTACTGTCTACCCTATATTGATTTGGTAGTGAAGCAGCAACTCCAGCTCTCAGTTGCGCTCGACTTTCGGGCGTACTACCGTACGAACCACGACCACCGCCCGGTCTAGGTTGCGGCCCGCTAGTTTGTTGCCCAGGTCTAGTTGGTCTTGTTTCTGGATTACCAGTTCCCGGAGGACCACCTGGTCCGGGTCTAGGAGGGGTATCTACGTCTGGTCCTAGACCAAGAGCTCTTCTCCACCATGATACTCCACCTCTGGGTTTCGTACCATTATCTAAATCTAAGGTCAATCTTTTCATTATGTA